AAAAAATGGGTTTACTCGATTTAAACACTGGTGGTAGTTGGAAAGATGGATATTTACAAGCATCCTTTAGAGGTATTGATTTTTATGTTCTTAGAGATAGATATACAGGGGGAAGAAAATTAACTGAACATGAATTTATAGATAATGATGAATCTTATGATGAAGATTGTGGAAAGAAAAAAGGCGTTTTTTCTATAAGCGCTTATTTAATAGGTGATGACTTTTATAATAAAAGAAATGATTTAATTGATGCTCTAAATGAAGAAGGTGAAGGGACATTAATACATCCTTATTATGGGGAAATAACAGCAAAGGTTTTAGATTTTGATGCTGGTCATGAAATTGAAAATGGTAGAATGTGTTCTATTGATATTGTTTTCAAAGAGCAAAAAATTGAAGCTCTAATAATATCACCTTCTAGTGCATTTGATAAATTATCGGAAAGCAAAAGTTTACTTCAAACCATATTGCAAGGATTGGCAACAGCATATGATTTTGCTAGTTCACCAATTGGATTGATGGATGACATGTTGGATGTCATTGATCAATGTATTGACATAATGGAATCAGCAAAAGCAATAACTGGTTTAGTTGATGAATTTCAAGCTAAGTTAGATGCATTTAAAGGAAAAGCAATTAACATTTCTTTTATGGCTGGATCTATATGGGAAGATCTCCAGGAATTAGTTGATTATGGTGCTGATATAAACGATCCAGAAATGGAATTATACACCACTGAAGATAACGGAAAAGAACAATTTAACGGATTAAAAAATATAAGTGACATTCAAGATAGAACACTAACTAAATTTCCAAGCATAGGAGATCAAACAGGATCACCAACTAAAGAATTTCAAAAGTTTATATCAAGACAAGCTTTAGCATCTAGATCTGGTTTAGTTGCAACAATGAAGATAAAAAATATTGCTGAAGCTGATAATATATCAAAGGAATTAGATCAGGAAATAAGAAAGATAGAAGAAGATATTGATGTTGATGACGATCTATATTCAGCAGTTCAAGATCTTAGAGTATCAATCAAAGCTATGATTGAAGAAAGAAAGTTGAATTTAAATAATCTTACAAAATTAGAATTAGATGAGTTTAAACCTGGTATTGTATTATCCTATGATCTATATAAAAACATAGATAGAGATCTTGAAATAACAGAATTGAATAATATTTTACATCCTGGTTTTATTCAAGGCAAGCGGGAATTAGTTGTTAATAACAAATGAAAGCTATTTTGAAAATAGATAATAAGAAGTATTCAGGATTTGAAGATCTTGAGATTAGCAGTTCTATGAACTCACTTTGTCAAGATTTCAGTTTTAAAGCATCAGACTATCCATTTGAAGAAGCAAAAAATATAAATGCTGGTAAATCAGTTAAAGTATCACTTGAAACTGATTTCATGGAACACATTTTAATTACAGGTTATATTGATATATCAACCAAAAAGAAAAATTCACAAAGTGGAGTTAGTTTAGATTTCAGTGGAAGATCTAAAACTTGCGACATTGTTGATTGTGCTGGTTTATATAAAACAAATAACTGGACTAAATCAACAATTAGCCAAATTTGCAAAGATATTTGTAAACCATTTGGAATAAAAGTAACATTGATGACTGTTGATAAAACAGTTGAAAGCTTTGCTATTCAAAGTGGTGAAACATCTTTTGAATCAATAGAAAGATTGTGTAGAGCTTTTGCAATATTGCCATCAACAAATGAATTTGGTGGATTGCAATTATCAAGTTTAGGATCTGGCAAAGCTGATAGTGATATTGTGGTCGGAAAAAATGTTGAAGATATAGAGATTGAAGAAAACCATACAAACAGATTTTCAGAATATCATATAAAGGGACAAGGAAAAGGAAACGGAAATCAATGGTCAAATAACACAATAGGTTTAAAAGGTATTGCAAATGATAACGGAATAGAAAGATATAAACCTATTATATTAATTGCTGAAAATAAGATGAATGATTCGGAAATACAAAATAGAGCAAATTGGGAATGTCAAATAAGGGCAGGAAGATCAATAACTGTAAAGGTTGAATGGCCAGGATGGACACAAGATCCATTTAGTGAATATTCAAGACCTTGGAAAATAAATGAAATTGCAAGAGTAGTTGATGAGCAATGGGGAATTGATTCTAATATGTTGGTTTGTGATGTCACATTGAAAGCAGAATCAAACGGAAAAAAAACAAATTTAACTTTAGTTCCGATTGAAACATTCAAACCAAATCCAACCGATAAAGTTCAATTGTCTAAAAAAAGCACAATGAGGATCGGCAATGTTTGATCCTATAAAAAAAATTAGACAACTAATAACGATGGCTTTAGTAAAAGCCATCGATGATACAACAGCAATTCAATTATTAAAATTGAAATTGGATGATATTGAAGTTATGGAAGGAATAGAACATTTACAAAACTATGGTTTCACTTCACATCCACCAAAAGAATCAGAAGCGATAGTTGCACAAATAGGTGGTTCAAAAGAAAATCTAATTGCACTTATTGTTGAAAGTGCAGCTAATAGAGTTAAAGATTTAATAGAAGGTGAATCAGCTTTTTATTCTAAATTTGGTCAATTGATAAAACATAAAGAAGATGGAACAACCGAAATAAATAGCGGTAAATTAATTATCAATTGTGATATTGAAATTAATGGAAATGCAAAAGCAATAGTTGATCCTATTACTGGATTTGGTGTTGATCTGGTTTCACATTTCCATCCATATACTGACAATGGTGTAGCTATGAACACTGGTCCAACTGTTCCGAGTTAAAAAAAATGAGCAATGAATATATTGATATAAAAGTTTTTTTCAACATTAGCAATTATGGTGAATGGTGCGATGTAGTAATTGAAAATGGTGATTTAATAAAGGAAGATGGATTTGAAACTGCAATTTTAATTTCATTGTTTAGTGATGCTTATGTTAAAGAACCAGGAAAACTATTCAGGGAAAAAAGAGGATGGTGGGCAGAAAAATTATTCAATAAGGAAAATGGATCTAAATGGTGGATATTAGAAAGATCCAATATTACAAGGCAAACTTTAAGGTTAATGGAACAATATGGAAAAGATGCTTTGCAATGGATGATTGATGATGGAATTGCAGTTAAAATAGAAGATCTCGCAATTAAAAGAGAAAACAATATAGTTGATTTTTATCTTGTTATTTATCGGCAAAATCAGGAACCTTGGAAAATGAAGTTTGAATTTAACTGGTTGAAACAAACAGGAAGTGAATAAAATGTCTTTTACTAGACCACCAATAGACACTATATATAAAAGAATGAAAGCAGATCTTGAAGAAAGATTGAATAATAATAATTGGTTTTCAAGATCTATGATGCTCGTTTTGTTGGCTGTTTTCGCTGGTGCTATTTATTTGTGTTATGGATTTTTAATAAATGTATCTAAACAATTTTTCTTTACAAAAGCATTGCCTGAATTTTTAGATTGGCACTCTAGGCTGTATGGATTGCCTAGAAAAGCAGCAACATATTCGACAAAGAATATTAGAATCACTGGTGTTGATGATAAGGTAATAGAAGAAGGAACACAATTTAAAGCAAATATAATAAATGCAGAAACACCAAACGGAATTTTATTTGAAACAACTGAAGAAGTTATTATTGATGGTGGAATTGCTGATGTTGTAATAATATCGGTTGAAAGTGGAACTTCTAGCAATTGTGAAGTTGAAACATTATCTTTAGTTACTCCATTAGATGATGTTGATAGTGAAGCAACAGTAATTGAAGATCTTGAAACGGCATCAGATCAAGAAACTGATGAAGAACTAATAGTTAGATTACTTCAAAGAACACAAAACCCACCAGGATCGGGAAATGTAACTGACTATGAAAGATGGGCTTTAGAGGTTGAAGGGGTTGGTCGTGCATGGGGTAAAGCTGCTGAAGATTGGTATGGTGTTGGAACTTGCGGAATTATAATTGCAACAACTTCACTTGAACCAGTTAGTTCAACAGTGTTGGAAGATGCAATAGAATATATTGACAGTAAAAGACCAGTTGGCGCGGATGTCGATGTGAAAAACATACAAAATAAAAACGCATATTTTTATATTTCAATATCCCCTTATAATTCAGATAACATTACAGCTTGTAATGATTCATTAACAGAATTGTTTATGGTGGAATCTGAACCAGGGGGAACAATGTTATTGAGTCATATTGAAAAGGCAATAATAAATACAGGAATAAATGATTTTGAAATAACAGCAATTACTTTAAATGGTGATTCTATTCCTGTTGATGATATTGTTACAACTGGATTAAATACTTTACGTTTTTCTGGTGCTGAATATGTGGAGTTAATTTGATGGGAGATTTCGACAAATATAGATTATCACCAAGACATGATGCGACCGATTACGCGCACATGCTAAAAAAGCTCTTGCCTCTTGGTAGGATTTGGGGGTTTAATTTAGCAAACGATGATGATGTAATTTATGATTCTAATTCATATTCAACCGAATTGTTTGACAGTTATGATTCAATGGATGAATTAACTGATAAAGCTTCAGCAGATAGTGATGTTGAAACATCAACAATTGGAAAAATATTTAGGGTTATTGGTGCTGAATTAGCAAGATTAGAAGAAAGGGTTTATGATTTATTTGCTGAATATGTACCTGGTTTATCAGTTGAATTAATCGATGAATGGTATGAACAAACATTAAAAAATACAACTGATGCTTTGTTAGTTCAAACAGATGACGATAAAAGAAGGATGGCGCATGGAAAGATTTATAATGAATCTCAATTAGTGAATGTTTCCATGTTAGAAAATTATGGTTTGACATTGGGTTTTGATATAACAGTTGATGAAAATCCAGAAACTTCAATCCCTAGTATATTGCCTTTTAGATTGCCACAAAGTTTAGCTAGAAGGGGCGTTTTGTCTCTAATTGAAATAACGATAAACAGCGGAACAGGCAATTTAGAATTGATGAAATCTCTTTTCAATTCTGTTAAACCTGCCCATACTATGATAAGATGGATTGATGAAAGGTAATTTTAAATGAGTGAAATTAAAAAAATAATTAGACAATGTGTTTCTGATTTCAATTATTTGGCAAACAGACAAATAGGTGTATTAGAATCCAATGATGAAGATCTTGGTTTTATTCCTTGGGGGGGGAAAGATGCTGAAGGAAATATTACTGTATTTCTTTCTAAAGACAAACCAGGAATATTGTCAACATTAAAAATAACTGAAATTGCGGATGGTAATGCTGGTATAATTCAATATGATTCAGAAGGTCAACTATCTGGTTTGGCTGATTTAAATCTATTGGCTGATGTTGAAATAACAGATCCATCCAATTTGCAAGGGTTGATTTATAATTCAGATAATTCTAAATGGGAAAATCAAGACATCATTACATATGGATTGACTTACAAGGGAACTTGGAACGCAGACACTAACAACCCTGAATTGTCGGATGCTGGTGGTGGTGGTGTAAAAGGAGATCTTTATATTGTTAATGTAGAAGGAACAACAGAAATAGATGGTATATCAGATTGGAAAGTAAAAGACTGGATCGTAAATTGTGGCGATAGTTGGGAAAAGGTTGACAACACTGAAATAGTTTACACATTTGATTTAGTATATGACAATGAATCAGGGGAACATTTAATTACCATTGATGATGGTTCAATGAGATGGGCAATTGATGGTGATTATGATTTTAATATTGATTTAACCGATGCTGAAGCTTCAAGAGGTTTCAAAGTATATGATGCATCAAATTCATTTCAAATAATTAAAGAACCTTTATCTTCATTGTATTTAATAGGAAATTTATATAATGTTCAAATTGATTCGAGTAATGGATCTTTGTATCAATCAACAGCTTCACCACTTCAAATAAGAACTTTAACCAGTGGTGATATATCCATTACTTCAGCAGGAATAATTGATATAGATGCAATTTCAAATATAGATATTGATGGAACTGGTTATTTCGATGTTCAAGTAACAGGAATAGTATCTATTGATGGAAGTGGAAATTCAAACTTTTCAACTTGGGATGGAAATTTAACTATCAGCACCATGTCAACAGGTTCATTGATATTGACATCAATTGCACTTGTCGATTTAAACGCTGGTGCAAACCTTGACATCGATGTGACCGGAACTTTTGATATGTTGTCAACAGGCGCATTTTCAATTGACGGAACAGGCGCATCGAATGTATCGGCAACTTCAGGAAATCTAACT